TTATGCTAGTATGGTATCGATAGCAATAGCATTTTTAACACTACCATTACTGTAAAACGCAACTGCGTAATAATCAAATTTATGTCTTATTCTGAAAATGATCTCACCATGTTCATCACTTTTGTATTTTGCGATCAAATCACCACTTTTCCTGGAATGTAAATAAACATCATGAGATAATAACAAACTACCGTCTTGGTCTTTCACCTTAGCTGTAATATATGTTTTATTTAATAACCAAAAAATCACATCATTCAATATATTCATGCCTTCATTAGTTAATTCAACATCAAACGGAAATCCCAGAAATGCACAATCAGCAGCAAATGGTTCACCATATAAATTCAAATCACCTTTTCGAAACGTTGCACAAACAACTGTTAGTCTCCGATAGCTAGAGCCTGCAAAAAAATTACGAACCAAGATCGGAGTCATATTCTTTATCGTTGAACTGTCACCATGATACATACAAAAAACCGAAAAACCATATATCTTCGTGTCATAGACTGGGAAATTGCCATGGTAGTTACCTGAAATAACATCTGTATTATTTATGATTCGATGCATATCACTAATATCGTAAGTAATATCTTTTGAAATACCTAGTGATCTAACTGCTGCCCCTTGCCCCGAGCCGGCGTATATTGGTGAACCAGCAAGTACAGGGATACCCTTATCAAAACTTTTTCTTATCGGGTTACCCTTCCTTGCTTCATTTGAATTTTTGTGATCTATTATCAGATCAAATGTTGACAGGTAATTTTCATTGTAATCAATTGATGCTGTATTACAAAAAACAACTTGGTGTTCCTGTCTTAAAGCGCTAATCATAACCTTAACGTCATCTTCTTCATCACTGCAAATAACTATGTTTGCCATTTTTAATCCTCAAATATAAATTCTAATTCGGTTTTATGTTCTTTATCGAAAATAAATTCAATATCTTTACCTACATTAAGTGTATGTTTAAATTTTTGACTTGATTCTAAATCATTTTTAATGCTAGATAATTCGATATGAAAATCCCCTTTTTTTAAGTGACTAATATCAAACAGAAAACGCGGTTCTTCGACAATTGTGTCAACAAGTACATTAGAGAAATGCCGCAGTATGACGCGATATTTAACCCCATTTTCCACCGTTACATTTCCCTCATACCAGCCAACCATGGTGCCAGATGTTTG